AGAAAAGAAAGCTGCTGCGGCTAAACCAAAATTCGATAAGAATCCTGCTGATAGTCTTATCGCCGACATCGAAGAAATGATTGATCATAATCCTGACGAGGAATGGTCGACTAATTTCTACTCGTGGCTTAAAGATACTCGTCAGGTTAAACCAGCTCAAGCCAAGGCGATCGCTGATTACTTTAGGCCGACTCTTGCTGAGTTACAAGAAGCCGAAAAAACTAAAGACCCCGATCTTAAGTATGCTTATCGTCACTTCACGAAAAAGAAGTTCAAAGAACGCATCGCGATGTTTTCGGGTATCATAAGCGATTGCGAATCAATCGTATCAAATAAGCGCAAGTCTGTTGTTCGTAAGCCTCGTGTCGCTAAACCAAAGTCTGCTGATAAGGTCGTATCTAAGATCCAGTATCAGAAAGAAGATACAGCGCTTAAGATCGTATCTATTGATCCAGCCAAGCTTGTGGGTGCAACAGAGCTCTGGACATTCAATACTAAATACAACGTCCTTTCCCACTACGTCGCGGGCGAGGGAGGCTTATCACTGAAGGGGACTACTCTTCAGAACTTCATCGAAGCCTCGTTGCAGAAGAAACTGCGTAAGCCAGCAGATGTTCTGCCAAGCATTACCACCAGCACATCCAAAAGCGCTGAGCGCAGTTTCAACTCTGTAACAACGAAAGCAAGTGCACCGAATGGACGAATCAACGAATTCACCGTCATCCTCAGAGCAATCAAGTGAAGACAACATCATTCCGTTCCCTACAACTAGGCTGAAACTAGTTCCAATCGAAGAAGCAGAAAAGAATGAAGAGGCTGATCGTAAATACGTCGATGAGTTCGTACACGAGTTAGCCCTTCATCTCCTTTCTGAATTTCATGAGGAAGGCTTTGATATCCAGACCACTGCGTTCGACAAGAACTTTGGCTTCGTAGTTGAAACCATACGTTCTACTTTGTATGCCACGTATGATATATTTCATCCTTTCCAGGAAATCGTGGATAAGTGTGTGAAGTTCGCCCATGATAATGACGATGACGAGTTCGAACCAGATCCATCTTGACAGCTAGACTGTGACGTGGTACTATATGTTATGCAATGGAGTTTGATATGATCCTCGTAGATTTCAGCCAAGTCATGATTTCCAATATCATGATGCAGTTGGCTAACAATGAAAAGCAACTCGACGAGGAAATGGTTCGCCATATGGTCCTGTCGAGCCTTCGCATGTACAAGACCAAGTTTGGTGCAGAATACGGCGAGACCGTGATCTGTTGCGATGGCTACTCATACTGGCGTCGTGACGTATTCCCTCACTACAAGGCTGCTCGCAGGAAGTCGCGTGACAAATCGTCGCATGACTGGAATGCCATCTTCACTTCTCTGAACAAGATTCGTGATGAGATGCGCGACAATATGCCTTATCCTGTGCTGCGTTTCGAAAAGGCAGAAGCTGATGACATCATCGGTTCTATCTGTAATGTTCGTGGCTCATATCTCAACACAGCTGAGCGTATCCTAATCATTTCTGGTGATAAGGATTTCATGCAGCTTCAGAAATACGGCAACATCACTCAGTATAGTCCAGTCATGAAGAAATTCATCACGCCCGACGTGAATCCAGAACGATTCAAGCAGTATCATATTCTACAGGGTGATGCTGGCGACGGTGTGCCTAATTTTCTTTCTGATGATGATACATTCGTCGTAGAAAATAAGCGACAGAAACCTCTTCCTAAAAAGAAACTCGAAGAGTGGACAATGCTTGACCATGCTACATATTGTACGACTCCTGGGATGTTGTCGAACTATAATCGCAATCAAGTCATGGTTGACTTCGACTTTATTCCCGAGGGTCTACAGAAAGAAATCGTTGATGCGTATGAAAATTATGAGCGTCTACCGCGCAGCAAGATTCTTGATTACTTCATCAAGAATCGACTGCGTAATTTAACCGAAGCTATCGGAGAATTCTGATGTTTAAGAACTGGAGTATTGATCATACAATGATTACCGTTTTTGCGAGCATTCTTTTGTTCGTTTCGTTGGGTCTGTATAATGCTTATCGAGAAGATGTGCGATATGCAGATAATCTTGCGCGCATGTACGATCACTGTATGGCTGACGGCAATAAAGAATATGATTGCTGGAGTAAAATCTACACTAAGAAGGTGCGATGATGAGTGATACAGATCGTATCGAACGTGATATCGTTGCGATGGAAAAAGAAATTCGTAGCCTCAAAGCGAAACTCGATAACTCTATCATTGATATCCGTGCAGTAAACTATTGGGGTTGGACTACGACAGAAAAGCAGATATGGGATGTCGTTCGTCACGAGATTCAATATAAGCGCCAAGGTTCACCTGAATGGATTGCTCTTCCGATAGCTCAACGAGATATGAGCGATTTAAAGGTGACACAAATTGAAATACCTACAGGAGAACTATGATGATTGATATGGCGAAATATGCTGAGTTCGTTATGGCTGTGACGAGCAAAGAAAGTCGCGTATGCGCGGAATTTCTTGACAGAGTGAAGCAAATACACTATGATAAAGATAATGTCATCAATGTTCCGCTTCTGCTCACGGCTATGATTGGCATGACCAGTGAAGCAGGGGAAGCTCAAGAAATACTCAAGAAGGTTCTTTTCCAATCTAAGCCTTATACTGAGGAAACTCGACAGCATCTAATCAAGGAACTTGGTGACGTTATTTGGTATTGGGTGAATGCGTGTAATGCGTTGCAGGTTGATCCAAATGAAGTAATCGCAGGAAACGTGACAAAACTCCAGGCTAGATATCCTGGCGGCACGTTCGATGCTTTCTATTCTGAAAATCGTAAGGAAGGTGATATCTAATGGCTAAGAAGTTGGTATTGGTTGAAGCTATCTCGCAGTATCGCATGTCATATGTGATGGAAGTCGAAGATAATATCGAAGACGCTATTGATGCTCTCACAATGGGTGAAGCGACAGAAGAAATGAGTCAAGAGTGGTTGGGTGAAACTGTTTTCTCCCATCAGGAAATTACTGAAGAAGAGTATTTTAAAATTTTTAACGAAAGAAATGGTTATCTTGAAACCTGGACCGACGATCAAAAACGGAAGTTCATTTTCAAGGTTGATTATAATAACGAATCAGAAGAAAAGGAAATTGACGATGGCGCTTGATTCAAGAAAATGTATGGCTACAATCATCGAAAAGATTGAAGCTCAGACGACTGTAGAACGGCAGGTTGATTTTCTCAATCTTCATTCTTCGTATGCACTAAAGATTGTGCTTGGTTATGGTATGGACCCTGGATGCAAATGGTTGCTTCCTGAAACAGATCCTCCGTATACTCCGCTGTTTGAAGCAGCTGATCAGGAAGAAAAGTTCTACTCTGAGTGCAAGAAGCTTATCTATTTCGTAGACACCGACGAAGGTCGAACAGTAAAGACAATCAAGCGCGAGCAGCTTTTCATTCAGGTGCTTGAATCAGTAGATCCGCGTGATGCTAAGTTGATTCTACGTATGAAAAATAAGCAGCTCAATATCAGCATGGAAGCTGTAAAGCAAGCATTCCCTAATCTTGCTGGTCATTGGGATACAGCACAACCTAAGACAACTAAGGCGGCAAAGGTAAAGAAATGAATACAGGGTTTATCATCGGTAATGGTACGTCTCGTAAGTCGTTTGATCTTACGAGGCTAAAACCATACGGGACTATCTTTGGATGCAATGCACTCTATAGAGATTTCCCAGATCACTCGGTTCCTGATTATCTTGTTGCTATCGATGATGGTATCATGACAGAAATTGAAAGTTCTGATTTCCCTTCGAAGCGTGTTATCTTTCCGCCGATTGATGAACGCTGGGAACCAGCTTCTTGTAATCAAGGACGCCCTCGCAGTAATGCTGGTGTCAATGCTATGCGCGAAGCAATCAAGATGGATTTTGACCAGTTGATTTGCATTGGCTTTGATTTCATGATCAGTGATGAAAATCAGTCTGTGTCTAATATCTATCATGGCACAGATAACTATGGAATGGAAACTCGCGCGCATGCGGGAGATAATCCAGGGCGTATTCGTTACGTTCAGTGGCTAGTTAATCAGTATCCGCAAGTCGATTTCATTTTTATTTTCCCAAATGACTTGACAATTAATCCTGTATATGGTAAAAATGTGTTTATCAACACTTTTGAGAATCTTCTAAAGCATACATAGTAGGTATCCAATTAGAAGAAAGGGAAATCATGGTAAAGCAAATTTATCTCGAGCATTCACAGCTCAATCAAATGAATCATACGCTAGGCAAGTTTCTAGACCATGATTGTTATGATATCGTTCTCACTGAAGACACAGACGTCTATGAGCCATTGACGCCATTGCAGCTTCTTATGGGTGAAGAGCATAGCGAAAAGAATTTGCTATGCAAGTTCCGTAAGAACG